GTTGTAACTGCGACAAGTTACGCTGGTGATGGTTCTGCATTAACTGGAATTGGAACTGCGAACGTAAGAACAGGTATCCTAGATGTCGCTGGTATTGCAACATTTAGAGATGATATAATTGTCGGTGCTGGTGTTACCATTAGTCCTGATGGAGATATATACGCAACTGGTATCACAACCTTTGCGAAACAGATTGTCGGCATCTCAACTAACAACATAGTTCCATTCCTATTCAATAATTACTCAGACCTACCATCTGCATCAACCTATCATGGACAGTTTGCTCATGTTCACGTTGCTGGTAAAGCATTCTACGCACACGCTGGTGCATGGTATCAGTTAGTTAATGTAGGGTCAGACCTTACAGTTGGTCTTGGAACTGAGAAATATAATGTTGGAATTCTAACTGCGACCTCAATTAAGGTTGGATCTGGTATCACTCTCAGTTCAGATGGAGACGCATTTGTAACTGGTGTTTCAACTGCAACCAAGTTTGTTGGTGATTTATCAGATGCAGTAACATCTAGATGGAGTGTGGTTAACAATAGTAATTCTTCATATCGTTTCACAGGGCCTGGTGGACTTGATGGATCAGC